GATAGATTTTCAATGTCCTATTCTTAGAAGAGACATTTGTGAAATAATAAGACATTACCCAGATGAACTTATTTATGGTTGGGGATTAGATTTTTATTCTGGTGTTATTGCTGAAAAAAATAACTTAAAAACTGGAGTTAGTGATAATATAACAATATGTCATCTTAACTCTCAAACATTTCATCAAAATAAAATAGACATTGGAGTTGAAGATTTTTGTAGAAATGCTGAAGGAAATATGAATACATATTTTTTACAAAATTACAAGGAAGAATATTTAGAACTTAGAAATTATGGAGAGAGGTATCATGCATAAGATTACACATTGTATATCTTCATTTAATAACTTAAATTATTTGAAGTTAGCTGTTAAGTCGGTTAGAGAAAATTCATACTATAAAGATGCACCGTTTATTATTCACACTGAAAATAGTGTTGATGGAACTAATGAATGGTTAAAAGAGAATAGTGAAAAGTGGAATTTTGATTATTACATTGAAGATAATGATAATCCTATTGGTATAGGTGGAGGAATGAATTTTTGTGCAGAAAGAGTAAAGACCGAATTTATTAATTTTTTACATGCAGATTTTTATGTATCTAAAAATTGGGATATTGAATTATTAAAAATGTTTGATAAATATCCAGATGAAAAATTAATGGTGTTTAGCCACAGAATTCAACCAGATATATTTGGTGATGAGAATAGACCAGGAACTGTATTTGTACCACTTAGTGAATTTGGAGAATTTCACCATAACTTTGATGAAACATATTTTTTAGAATGGGCAAATGATTTTACAAGTATGAATGATTTCGAGATAACAAAGACTGAAGGTGTTAGTGGTATGATAAGAAAAAAAGATTGGGACTACATTGGAGGAAATGATGATAGATTTGCACCAGCATATTGGGAAGATGCAGATTTATTTATTAGAATGATGAATGAAAATTATAAATTTGCTATTACTTCAAAATCATTAGTGTATCATTTTGCATCAAGAGCATCAAGATTTCCAGATGACAATCTAAATAGCAGACCAGATAATTTAGCAAAAATAGAACAGAGAAGTTTACAGAGATTTATTGAAAAATATGGTAAGCTTCCAACATTAGATAGTAACCAACATTATATAGCAATGCAACCAATAGATGGTTCACCAAACAGGATAAATCAATGAAAAAGACAGCACTAATTACAGGAATAAGTGGAATGGACGGAAGCCACTTAGCAGACTTCTTATTGGAAAAAGGGTATGAAGTTTTCGGAATGGAAAGACGTTCATCATATATTAACAATGTTAACACGGCTCACTTGGAAGGAAAGATAACAATTCTTAATGGTGATATGACAGACCAAAATTCATTATTGAGATGTCTTAAGGAATCAAAACCAGATGAAGTTTATAATCTTGCAGCACAATCATTTGTAGGTGAAAGCTGGAACACCCCAGAACAAACAAGTAATGTAACAGGTTTAGGTGTATTGAGAATACTTGAGGCAATAAGAGAGTTTAATCCAGATATAAAATTTTATCAAGCAAGTAGTTCTGAAATGTTTGGAAGAATGGTTGAAAATCCTGCAAATGAAAACACTCCGTTTTATCCAAGAAGCCCTTATGGTGTATCAAAATTATATGGTCATTGGATAACAAAAAATTATAGAGAATCATATGACATGTTTGCATGTAGTGGTATTCTTTTTAACCATGAAAGTGAAAGAAGAGGAATTGAATTTGTTACAAGAAAAATTTCTGATGGTGTTGCAAGAATAGTTCATGGATTAGAAACTCATATAACCTTAGGAAACCTTGAAGCTAAGAGGGATTGGGGATATGCACCAGATTATGTTGAGGCAATGTGGATGATGATGCAGCAATCAAAAGCAGATGATTATGTAGTTGCTACAGGTGAAACACATTCTATTCGTGACTTTTTAGATGTTGCATTTAATTTTGTTGGAATAGATAACTGGGCCCAATATATTAAACAAGACCCTAGGTTTATGAGACCAGCTGAAGTTGATGTGTTAAGAGGTGATTATGCAAAGGCAGAGTTAGAGATGGATTGGAAACCTAAAACTAACTTTACACAATTAGTTGAAAAAATGGTTAAGAATGATATAGAATTATTAGAAGCTGAAGGCTGGACAAGAGTATGAAACAAGCACCTCTAAATAAAAATAGACAAGATAAATTTATCTTAGTTTTAAACTTACCTGAAGGTATAAAAGAAATTACAGATAATATAAATAGAAACACTAATCGCATTAATGCTAATAGTTTAGAAATATCTATTACTGGTACTGTAACTCCATCTATTATTGTACCAGAAAAAGTTATCCCGTATGGTGCTCAATCTATAAAAGTTAGCTCTCACACAAGATCTCCATATAGTGAATTTGATTTTAATTTTAAAATAGACAACGAATATTCAAATTATTGGGCAATATATAAATGGTTAGACGTAATCAATGATGTACAATTAGGTACAGTAAATGAAGATGAAATTATAAAATATAATAATCCATCACAATTACTTTCTGTTTATTCCTCTAACTTAACTGTTTACGGTTTAGACGAATATGAAAATAGAAAAATACAGTGGGATTATGTAGGAGCTTTTCCTACAGCTTTATCTCAAATACAATGGGATTATAACAATACAGATGAAATAGTTGCCGGAGCAACATTTTCGTTTACTAGACTTGAGTCTAAATTAATTTAAACTACGTTAAGCTCTCCTGTGGAATCTCCAAAGTGATGAACATCTATATTATGTTTGTGTAGTAAACTAACAAATAAATCACACATAGGTTTTTCTTTCTCAACTCTAAAGTGTTTGCCTTTATTTTTACCACCGACTAATAAAACAGGTAACTCGTCATGATTGTGTCTGTTACCATCTGATATACCAGCACCATAAATTACATCTGTGCTCTCTAACAAGTTATCTTTTTTAAGATCAGAAATAAATTCAGAAAACAACCTTACATTATATAAATCTATCATTGCAAGTTGATGTAGTTTCTTAGGGTCTTTTTGGTGATGAGATAAACTATGATGCCCATCTGCTATACCAATCTCTCTATGAGGACCATTATAACCATCATGCTGAGTTAAGAACGTAGCGACTCTTGTTGTATCATTTAAGAATGCCAAATGCATTAACTTGTATAATAATCTTATTTTATCAGATTTTTTGTTAATTTCAAAATCAAAGTTAAAATCTTTATCGAGTTTGAAGCGCTCTCTGTTTTGTAAATCTTTCTCAACTTCTCTTACAGCATACATATATTCGTCTAATTTAACTTTATCTGATGCTGGTAATTTCCCTTCGAGAGTTTTACTTTCTTCTAAGACAAAATCAAGTATAGATTTTTTCTGCGCTAATTGTTTTTGTTCTAATGTCTTAACATTAAAGAGTCTATTAAAAATATCTTGCGGGTCATGCATTGCGGCCATTGGTTGT